TTCATTTCATTAGCATACATTATAGTATCAATAAAACCTGAAAGACATCTGTTGATAACATAGGGAGGATAATCCTTTATATCATAGGACAAATCTTCCTTATTAAAGTTAATAGAATTCAACCAATCTTTTAATTCACTCATCCCATGCCCTCTTTTTCCAATCAGCATACATCTGACCATAAACCATTCCTTCATGTGCTCCTATCTTAGCACCTTCTAGAAGTTCTATTTGCCTCTTAGTTAAATTACCTTTCATAGATTCAAGATAAGATTTTTCCCAATTAGGAATGTCTTTAATGTATTCTTTCATGTTAATTCCTCAATTTTGTCTCTCCAATACTCCCTTTCATTATCATCAATCCAAGGAGAATGAACCATGACATGTGCATGTTGCAACCAACGTTCTTTGTCCCAATCTCTTTTAGGACTGTTAGGACCAATATAATCCTTAAGGCTCATAATTCATAAGGATTAACTCCTTCCTCTCCTTTTGCTCTCTCATGTAGTCCCCAACAGAACGCATAGTGTAAGTAAGATCAAACTCAGAAGCACTCCAATCTTTAAATCTATCCTTAACGAGCTGGTCAGAATTATAACTAACCATCTGATGTATTGAATTGTTAGAACAATCTTCAGCAAATTTATCATGGTCAAACTTCTTATGCATTGATCCCTTATGTCCATAAAGATTATCCTTAATATCATAAGGAGGATCTAAGTACATAAACAATCCATCATGAACATCTGTCCTAAAACAATACTCATATGAGTACTGATTAATGTGCCAATGTGAGATGATCTCAGAATACTCAGGTAACTTTTCTATACCCCTCATAGAAAAGTTAGAATCACTTGCTTGTGCTGAGAAAGAGGATGACTCTGTAAGACCAGAGAAACTACACTTATTTACAACATAGAAAGCAACTGCTCTTTCAATATCAGTCTTAGTTTTATCATTAACAATATCCTTCATTTCTGAGAATAAACATCTTGCAGAGTCTTGATTACAATAAGTGATTTTAAGATTCTTTAATTCAGTATATAAATCATCACCAAACATCTGAAGATTAAACCAGAAGTTCATTAATGGTTCATACAAATCATTGACTGTAATCTTAAGATGTGGATACATCTGACTAACATATATTGCCACACTACCACCACCTAAGAATGGTTCTCTATACTCAGTATAATCTCTAAGGTTAGGAAAGTATTGACCCATCTTAGTGACTGCTCTTGACTTGCCACCTGGATACCTTAAAGGAGTCTTTAATCCTTTCTTCATTTAAATTCACACTCCACCATTATTTCAGTGAGACATGCAAGCATATTTATTTCCTGATCTGCTACGAACGCAATTTGGTACTGATACTTAGCAATAATAAGAACAGCAGCAGGTATACTACCAGAGACCAAGGCTGTGTAAAGAGTATCGTAGATACGCCTAAGTAATACACCAGTATCGTTGTCCAAATTATCAACGACCCACTTACGTACTTCAGTAAAGTTTTTTTCTTTAAGGTTTTGAATAAGGTCATTAACCGCGACATCAGTAAAGGTTGCTAGAATACCACTATCTATCTTACCACTAACAGAGTATCTCTGACACTCATTAAGAACTCTTCTCCAATCAGGGAAATGATTGTTTATAAGTTGTGCTAAGACTTTCTTATCTGCTTCTATTCTTTCTTGTTCCAGAATAGTTACTAATCTTCCAAAGAATGCTGCTGCAATTTCTTGTTTTGCTTTACCTTTAATACCAAACTCAACCACAGCGCATCTCGAGTGGAGGGGCTCAATGATTTTATTCTTGTAATTACACGTGAAAATGAATCTGCAGTTGTTGGAGAACTCCTCAATACTCGCTCTAAGAAGGAGTTGTACGTCGGGAGTGGTATTGTCTGCTTCATCGATGATGATGACTTTATGCTTTGCCTCAGAAGAGAAAGAGACTGTAGACGCGAAGTTCTTGGCGTTATTCCTAACAGTGTCAAGAAACCTTCCTTCATCCGACCCATTAATGACATATACATCAACCCCCAATTGATTGCATAGTGCCTTTGCTACTGTAGTCTTGCCACATCCTGCTGGTCCTGCAAGTAAAAGATTAGGCACTTCTCCTTTATCTAGGAAATCAAGAAAGGTCTTCTTAATTTGTTCTGGTAAAATACAATCTTCAATTGTTTTGGGTCTATATTTTTCAACCCACAAAAATTCATCTCTCATTTCTTTTTCCTCACTGGCACATCTATTGTCCATGAGGGTGATTCTAATTTAACAATCTTAAACTGTTGTCTGTTTTTCTCATAGGTGGCAGCAGGTTCATTACCAGCAGTCTCACCATAATGAGTTTCATTTATGTCCAAATATTCTAATATTGCTACATCAACCATACTATACAATACATCCCAAGTCAATGTATCTCTTAAGTTAGATGCAATTCTATCAATATCATTACCATCAAGATACTCACCCTTACATATCTTCTCAGAGTAATCTCCATATTGACTTTGGAGTCTTGCTCTTGTTTCTACCAACTTGTTCAAGTTGATAGTAATCTTTACATCATCATCAATCATAATTTAGATCCAATCTGGTTTTCTGGATGGGTCACGTAAATAATTAGATGCAACCCAAGGTTTGCTCCTAATGTAATTTTTGTAAGCAGTAAAAGTGTCAATGCTTGTGTTATGTTTAAACTCATCTGGCATTGCCCTAGTAAATGGTGTTAACTGTGATATATGAATTGCATCAAGTGGAAAGAGTTTATCTGCATATGCAAGAGTATGTAAACAAGAATGTATTTTTGCATATCGATTAGAATACTCTTCACACAATGCTAAACCATGTTTAATTAACCACCTTGCATTTGCTACTGTCTCTTTTGCCCATACAGTACAAGGATGATTACGAAAAGCACCCTTATCAG